TTTCCAGGTACCTCTATGTCGTCCAAAATCATCAAATCTGCGCGACTTCCTGTTAGCTGTCCAGTTATGCCCACCGACTTTACGCTTGGCGCTTGGTGAGGAGAACAGTTTACGTCGAAGCTGATGCGACTCCAGCGAGAATCGTCTGCTTTCGGGCGAAGATGATTTAGCCATGGGGTTTCAATAATAAGTTTCTGTAGGAAAATGGACATGTTGTCTGCTCTCTCTTTAGAGGCAGAAATTATCATTATTTTCTTTTCAGGATCTTTAAAGAGAGTCCAGAGGACGAAGGCTCCTGTGATCCAAGACTTTCCAACACCACGGAAAGCTTGAATTTGAAGACGTTTAGGTCCATATTGAAGATAGTCTGCGATTGCATATTGTGCTCTTGTAGGGGACGGAAGATCAAGCTGGTCCCACAAAGCTTGTAGGAAAAGCTTGAAATCTTCTTGTAAGGCGGTTACTACGTCTGTCATTAGTCTCTATCTGATATATAAGTTCTACCACCCATTCCAGATCTATCAAATGCATTAGGATTATCTTTCAACTGATTGACAACACTAGCAAATGCTGGATCTGTATTTTCATCTATAGGAGAATGTAGTATTCCAGTATTATATTTAGTTACTTTAGATTTACGTTTAGCTTTGGCAGCAAGTTCTTTTAGAAGATTTTTTATTTCTTGAGGTATTCCAGACATAGCTTTAGTAAAATCATCTGGCATTTTAATTACTGTAATTTGTTCACCTGTATTAACATCAAATATGATTAAATCTCTCATGTTAGTTTTATCAGTTCGAATACCTAAAGTTTTAGATTTTGGATATAACCAATTTTCTATATTATCTTTAAATTGTCTAGCATCTGCATCATATTGTACAAATAAATTACCAGGATCATTACCTTTATAACCTACACGATCCCAATGACCTTTTGCTCTTAAAGCGATATCATGCTCAACATGTACTAACTGTTCTCCAGCTCGTACAGTTTCACCTCTAGCTTTTGCTTCTTCTTGTAATTTTCTACTAGCTGCTTTAGCTTCTGCATCTAACTTTTTGAAATTATCTGCTGCTTCAGGCGACGTAAATGCATGAGGATCTCTAATATTCTTTTGATTAGATCTCTTACGTGCCTGATTTTTAGATTTATCTTGAAGTTGAAGAGGTCTTTGACCTTCTACAGAAATATCCGAAGCTTTAGTTGGTGTAGATCCTCCAGATACAACTAATTGTTCTTCTCCATCCCAAGTCCTACTACCCATTTCTTGATCCCATCTATTTTGTATCTCTTTTGGAGCTATTGATGGATCTATCTGACGTTGACTATACCCAAAAGATTTGAGATTTTTTCTCATACCTTTTTTACCTAATGGAGAACTAGTATGTGTTACCCAATCTAAGTTCTGATTACCGCTAATAAAATTCTCTTTTAAAGCAGCTGAACGGCTATTAAAAGCATTGTTTGCAGCTTCTTGTTGTAACTCATTTAAAGCTTTAAAATTTCTTTTATTAACAGCTTCAACAACATATCCAAGTCTTTCAGGGTTTTTAATAACTAAATCACCCATCTGTTCCATAGTCTGTTTACCAATAATTTGAGTAGTTTCCGCTACAGCTTTTTTACTCATACTTTTGGTTAACATTTTTAACCCTTGACTTAATACAGGTTTTAACATGGATTACCTCCTGCGAAGTTTTAACTTCTCTGCATTAGTTAGGTTCTTCTTACGATGTTTCCCAGCTGCTCTATCTGCTTTCCATTTACGATGTTTTTGCTGTTGCTCCCAACGTTCTTCTGGATCGAATCCTGCTTTAGCTGCTGGACTATTACGAGTTGCTTTCAACCACTCTTCTTTATTCATCTCAGACTTCTTCTTTTTCTTAGGCTTAGATTTATTTGTTTTCCTATCTTCTTCAAGAGTAGCTGTTCTTTTTTTACCTGTCTTTGGATTTACACCTGGACCAGGATCTTTGGTATTAGATTTAGAATAACCACCTTCAGGTCTCTTCTTGAATAAACTTGCTAATTCAGATTCTTTTCTTGCATCATCTTTATCTTTCTGAGTCTGCTTAGGTGCTTTTATCTTAGACTTAACTGTTGTCTTAGACTTAAGTTTAGGGATTTTAAGTTTTGTTTTATCAGTTTTATTAATAAGAGATTCAGAAGTATTAAGTCCTAAACGAGACATAGATGACTTAGACTTTGAGCGTTTTTTACGACCAATAGAATCTCTTTTTGTTTTTTTCTTCTTATTAGGAAGAGGACCAAGTAATGACATAATAATTCCTATTTGTTAATTTTGAGACGGCTTCTACGATTAGTAGATTGACTTTGTGGGCGACCATCGGTTCTACTACCTTTGTAGTGAGCAGAATCTAATCCGTCTCCATTACCGTAAGTGCCGAGTTTACGATTTAAACGAGTAGCTTCACGAGCTATCCTTGCTCCATTTCGAGTCTTATTATAGCGTTTCTGTTGTTCAATACGCTTTTTTCTGGCTTTAGGATTATTCCTATAGTATTCAGCGGTAGACTGGCTTGCCATTCATTCTCCTCGCTACAAGTTCAGGATCAACTTTGGGGATAATTTTAGATAATTTATCTAAGGCATTACCATTATAAGCAACACCACTTATATCATTTGTCTTTAACCAGTCACAGGCTGCTTTGAGATCTTGTGTGGTAGCCTCGCCACCCTTAACCCTTTTAAGGAATTCGGTGGTGACGAGGTTATGCAGTTCATTAAACTGCTCTTCTGTGGCTTTAGCCATTATGAGAATAGTTTTTCTTTTACAATCTTAAGTGCTTGATCGTCTAGCTTATTATCAGTTCTAGCAACATATGCTTCTAATAAATCTATTACAAGCTTTTTAACTGAATCTGACTTTAAAAAGGCGAAAAGGATGGGTTTAATAAGTACGATCATGATTTACATTTGGGTTGAGATTTATGCCATGGTTTCCACCAAGGCTTAGGTGGTTCCTTACAAGCTTGGACTTTAGCTTGTGCTTTGAGGTATGTAGATATAGGAATGATGTCACTACACATTTTATATACACGGCTTCCAGGCACTATCATAAAACCTTTTTGTTGAAGGTTTGCACATTCCTTAGCTCTAACTAATTCATAGTCTAGAGCCATCTTAGCTTCCTGCCTGGCTGCTATTGATTTACATCTTTCTACAATAGATCCATCTAATGGAACCATAAAATTAATTTGGAAACCCCAGTTTTCAGCTACAGTATAGCTAGATTGATCCATATTCTCATCGAATGGAGTAGTATGATTCCCCATATAAAACGGGGAGAATGTCATAGTACTACCATTACAACTAATATTCGGACCCATTATTTGTCTACTGGGTGCTCCATTGTTTTGAAATTGTACAGCTTGGTTTGTAACGTTACCAGTAGCAGCAGCAACTGGATTTGAGGTATTCTGTACTTCTGGTTCTGCACGAACAGGTAAACCTATTGAGAGAAGACAGAGAGCGAGGTAGTAGTAGCAGTAGTTTCGATAGTTCTTTCGATTTCCTGTGTTTCTAGTACTTGAGTTGCTGCTCTGGTTGTTATTTCTAGAGTGAATGGGTCTCCTACTGTATGGATCGTGAATACTGAATCTGAATCTACTATTCCTCCAGAAGTTGCTGAAGTATGTGTAATATTCTCTCCACTCCACGAGCTTAGAACTGAACCATACTTGGTGATCGTTATATCTTCTTCTATATCCTGTTGAGTTGTCGTTGTTGAATTCATCGACCCCTGGGTGAATTGGGGAGTCACTAATTCGGCTCTCGCTACCATGGGTGATGCTAGTAGGAAGAGTAATAGCCATTTCTTCATACTTCCTTTTTCTTTACCATAGGACAGTTGACGGGTGTGTTGTTACCCTTATCTTTAGAATTACCAGTAGCCAAGCCAAAAGTCGCAAGTGCACCCGTAAACACACTTGCCACAAACGTGATATCTGAGTTACCAGATTTCTTGACCATAGGTATTTCTACATAATTTAAAGTTATAATAAATCCAGACCAAACAACAACGCCAAGTCTGACGAATGTTCCGAGAATTTGGATTTGGTGTTCTTGATCTACGGCAGCATCTTTTAGCTTTCCGAGGAGTCCTTTTTTTTCTTCCGGTTTTCTTTCCATTTGTTGACTTTAGCTTGTAACTGCTTCTGAACTTTCTTTTTAATTGGTTCAAATAATGTTTGAGTAACAGAGGTGGTTGCCACTGCCACTACAGCTGTTGTTACAGCCGTTACCACTACCGCTGTTTCAGGTATTGGCATTTGTATGTCTAATACAGGAATTGTTAACTTAGGTGGTTCTGGCTCTTCAGTTGTAGGTTCCGCCTCAGTGTCCTTAGGACGCTCCAAATCAGCTGGAGGTATAACCATAGGTTTATAGGCAGGAACGTCCGCTGTAGGCGGTTTAAAGTACAACTGAGGGATATCTAATGCCTTGGGTAGGTTAGCACTAGGTATTTTTATCATTAATAAGGAGTTTTTCCTAGAACATCAGTATCCCAAGAAGCTTTCAGCTCCTCAGTAGTTTTAGCTGCATTTATAGCTGCGTTTGCTGGAGCATCTCTTAAAGCTTGTTTTTTAGATACGATTGAAGTGGTATCTGCACTTGTTTCTAAAGCTTTATTGAATTCAATATCTAATTCTTCTAGCTTCGGTTTACGAGCTATACGGATTTTATCTTTATGAAGTTCACGAGCTTTAGCGATATCTATTCCAAATCCCATAATTTACTCCGTATAAGTCCAAGCATCTCGAAAGCTCCTATCAGTTGGAACTTCAGAAGCGTTTATAATATAAGATGTTTTACCTTTAGGCACATCTTTTGCTTGTATTTGCTCAACGGTTAGACCGCTATTTTCGATAGGAGTAAGGATACTAATACCACCATCACTCCTTGTATAAACTATTCTTTTATCAGAATGTGCCATAATTTAATTATCAAAGATTATGAATGAAGTATGTGGATCATCAGTTAATGAACCACCACCATCTAAACATCTATATCGGAAACCATTACCATCGGAATCACCATCTACAATTTGAGCATGTAAAGCTGAGTCACTAACACTTGCAAAAGCTGCGGCATTATTATTACTAAGTGCAGTAGAAAAGTTTACATCAAATGTACCTGTTCCTTCATCAGAAATAGAACTAACACCAAAAGAATCTAATGAACTACCAGATGACATATTCATTGCAATCCAAGCTTTAGCAGTGTTAGCAGTTGATATTGAACCAGTTACTGTAGCTCCAGTTGAAGTTGTTTCAAACTTTTTACTACCATCATGATAAAGCTCAACTGAACCATTTTGAATCATTCTACACTGGAATTCATCACCAGCTTGGTTATAGAAATCATGGTTACCAGATTGATAACGTAAATTACCTGTTGTACCATGTTGGATATATGAGTTACTACCATCATGATAGAGTCTAAGATCTAAACCATCACCAAAAAATGCATTTACACTATCTTTAAATACTAATCTATCATTTCCTTCATCCCAAACTATATCTTTACCAGCATTTGTACCATTATCAAAGGTTACATTACCTACAAATGTAGATGCTGTAGTAGTAGTAACACCACCTGTTACCGTTATTCCACTAGCAGTGGTTTCAAATTTCTTTGCATTATCATAGTAGCCTTCTACAGCTCCATTTGAATGGACTCTAAATCCGTATTCACCTCCTGCATTTGGATTTAATGAAATAGTACTATTTGAATTTACAACTAAATCTCCTGTACCAACTTCTGCAATATATGAATTAGATCCATCATGGAAGATTTCAAGGTCATTTCCTGCACCGAATAGAAGTTTAGTACTATCTGCAAAAGATATATTAGCGTCTAACTGCTCTATATGTTCAGCGCCTACAGCATCATCTGCAATCTTAGCTCCAGTAACTGCATCTGCAGCAATATCAGCTGTTTTTACTTCACCATCCTTTATACCTAAAGAATTGACTTCTGTTAATGCCATAGTTATTTAGCCTCCAATGCTGCTACTTTTGTTTCTAAAGTTTCTATTTTAGCAATTGCTTCTTTTAATGCAGCAGTAAGAAGTGGTGTTAATTTTGCATAATCCATACTTTGATAATCAGGCTCATCAGTACTTGGATCATCATATTTTTTCCTTGTACCATCTTTAGTACCTTGGACTATCCCATTAATAGCACCAGATTCTTGCACTTCATGAGCAATGAATCCATCTTGAAAACCTAAATCAAGACTTGATTTCCATTTAAATCTTCTTGGTGTTAACTTCTTGATCTGCGTAATACCATCTGTAATAGAAACAATATCTTGTTTTAATCTGTAATCAGAAGACGTATTAAATGAAACATTAGAGGTACCATTACTAGATACAGAACCACATGTTGAACCATCATAAGCATATTCAGAGAATGTACCTACTCCTGCTGTTGATGTTCTATGTACATATAAAGCAGTTCCCCAATTGGTTGCATTCTTAACAATACATACACCATTGAAAGTACTATTCTGTCTATCAAAAAGAACACCTGGATCAGTTAAATCCTGAGCTCCAGCTGTATCTCTACCTAAGATTACAGAACCAGCACTTGTTAATCTTAGGTTAGCTGCTCCTGATTTATCAGCATGAGCAATATCTACAGCATTAAGAGCTGAACCAAGAGTTGTCTTACCATCACTAGCCAAAGCTAAGTTAACTGTACCTGAATTACTCCCATGAGTAATATTCGTTGTTTTAATTGTGCTCATATGTTTATCCTATTGCTGTAATTCCTAAACGTGGTAAGACTAATGAATCATCACTAGAAGTACCCCAGTGAGAAAATTCATGTATTATCGCTGGAAAACTGGAACTATATCTACTAACTTGTACTTTGATAGTTTTATCACTAGTCCAACTAGCTACTCTACCAACTGTTGTATCAGCAGAACCACCAATATTAAATGCCCATTTGACAATGACAGTTGTTTCATAACTAGAAGGACCTCTAGAAACTGTTCTCCCTTTAGTTACTTCATCACTATCAAGTAATAACTTATAACTAATAATTGGTCCACTTCCACCATCATTCCGTTCTGCTATTGCCAGTTCATATATAACTTGTGTTGCACCTGTAGGAGGTGTATAAGTGAAACTTGATCCTACTACATCAGCAAAAGAATCAGTGGTATCATAGTGAGCAGAAGGTCCAGTTAATGTATGGTTACCATCTTGTAATGTTATAACTGAACCATCACAAGGAGAATAAAATTGTTCTAATACCTTTCTACCTGTACCTGGATTACTACTAAAAGCTAATTGACCACTAGCATTAGTAGTAAGAGCTTGACCTGATGATCCATCAGCTACAGGTAATGCAAATGTTATATCTGCTCCACTTGTTGTACTAGCAGGAGCATCTATTGATACGCTCCCTGATGAGGAACCGTTTAGTTTTAATGTCATGCAACTACCTCCATTACTGTAATAGTGGATGAACATCTAGCAGAATACCAATGATCCGAATCGTTACCTGTTCTATTGATATACCCATTTGAATTGTCTTCTACTTTCATATATAATTGATAAGTAATAGCACTTGTACCCCCTGCGGTATCTAAGTAAGAGTTTGATAGTGAATATGGATCAACCCCTTGATCTCCTTGTCTATGCGCTAAAAAGGCACCATCTCTATTTGAAGCTCCAGTTCCACTAGCTCCCGTTAGATGAGAACCTGCCTTATATAACCTAAAAACATTTGCATAATCATTTGAATCATTAGAGCTATAGATTTGAACCTGAATTAATATTTTATTTGTAGCATTTGAAGGGGTTATACTAGCCGATAATCCAGTTACAGCAGTCCAACTAGAAGAATCTCCTTCTTGTGAATAAACATCTTGTTTAGTAGTTGATACAACTTGAATAATAGCTCCATTACCTAAATCTTTGGCTTCTATACCTTCGTCGGGCATTGATATACCAGAATTTCCTGTAATTGTTATTGCCATAATTTATACGATTGTCCAGGTTTCTCCATCGCCTATAGTAACCGTGACACCATTATTAATAGTGATCGGTCCTGCAGACATGGCGTTTTTGTTATTTGTAATAGTATAGTCAGTAGTAACTGTTTGACCATTCTCCCAGAATATTTCATCACTACCTCCTCCTACAACACCAGTAGCTATTCCAGTTAGGTTTGATCCATCTCCATAGAGAGTATCAATATATGCATTTCTGAATCTAACTGAGTTAGTTCCTAAATCATGTGTGCTATCTGCTTCAGGTTCTAAATGATCAGCAATAATAACTTTGGAATTTGATGAGTCAACCGTAAGAATTGGATCACGATTCTGATCCATGAAGGTCACTTTGTTAGTAGATATATCTAAATCTGTTGACGAAGAAATTAAACTTTTGTCTACATGATTAGTGAAGTCATGCCCTACTATTAAATCTCCACCGTCTCCAAATGTTGCACTAACACCATCAGAAAATTCTAAAGCATTATCTGATTCATCCCAAAGAATATCACTCCCAGAATTAGTACCATTATCAAAGAAAACGTCACCAGCTAGGGGACCAATTTTAGCTGCTGTTATTGCATCATCTGCTATCTTAGCTGTAGTGACATTTGCATCAGCAAGCTTAGCTGTTGTTACAGCACCTGATCCAATCTTAGCAGCAACTACTGAACCATCAGCTGGTACGTTTACAGTTGTAGCTGTACCAAGTTGAGTTACAAATAGTGTTGAACCACTTGGAGGAGGATCACAGAATTTAATACCATGTGTATCATTTAAGTAATAACCTTCTTCACTTCCACTAAAACTACCACTATTAGGTTTCTGAAGTACACCGTTAAGAACTACTAATAACTGAGCCGCACTAGTAATACTTGCGTCAGATGATCCATCAAACAAATCAAATTCTTCATTAGAACCATTGAATGTTGGTCCAGAACCACCGACTGCTTGATCGTGATCTTTTATTGTTAAGAATTTATAATCACCTGTAGAAGTAACTTCACCCCATGCAGAGCCGTCATAGACGTACATCTTATTGGTTGAAGTATTAAAGTATAAGTCACCTTCATCATTGTCAGATCCAGGTGCTGAACTTGCTATCCGATATTTACTATTAAAGTCGTTTATATCATCACTTAACTGTACAAAGTCTGATTCTTTCAACAGTGCTTTATGGTAATTATAAGTCTGACTTGATCCAGTAGATTGAACCATTAGACCTGCGCCAGATCCTAATACATAAGGGTCAGCATTACTACCAACACCTCCTCTTAGAGAAGATGGAAATCCATTAATTGTTACAGTTGAATTATCAAGTGTATCACCATTAGTAGAAACACCACTAGAGTTGATTTGTAAGCCAGATGCATCAGTAATACTAATTACAACACCAGCTGCTGGAATTGTGTTAGGGAATGATTCATCATCTGCAATAACTTCAAGACCGCCAATAGGTGCAATTTGTGCTGCAACGTAATCTACAACAGCTCCTGATGTAGGAATATGTGAGTCACTATCAGAAATAGTTGTTTGTTCACATCCTATCTTAGCAATAGTAATTGAATCGTCTGCAACCTTAGCTGTAGTTACGTTAGCATCTGTAATCTTAGCTGTAGTTATAGCGTTAGAAGCTAAAGCTGTGGAATCTACAGACCCAGCTGCATAATGTTCTGCATCAATAGAATCAGCTGCATAATGTTCTGAGTCTATAGCATCGTCTGCTATCTTAGCACCTGTTACTGAATCAGCACCAAGAGCTGTAGTATCTACAGAACCTGCTGCATAATGTTCAGCATCAATTGAGTCTGCTGCTAGATGTTCAGAATCTACAGCGTCATCAGCTATCTTAGCTCCAGTAATTGCATCTGCTGCTATCTTTGCAGTTGTAATTTGTGAATCAGCTATATGTTCAGTATCAATAGATCCTGCAACATAGTGTTGACTGTCTATTTGATCATTATCTATATGAGCATTCTGGATACTTGCATCTACATATTGATCAGTACTAACTGAGTTAGCTGACATGTGTTCTAAATCTATTGATCCATTTACATAATGTTCTGAATCAATTGAATTATCTGCTATCTTTGCGTTAGTTATAGCATCTGCAGCTATCTTTGCAGTAGTAACTTGGCTGTCACCAATATGAGCTGTATCTATACTACCGTCTGTATAATGTTCTGAATCTATTGCATCATCTGCTATCTTTGCTCCAGTCACAGCATCTGCTGTTATCTTAGCTGTTGTAACTGCATTACTAGATATATGACTTGAATCTATACTTCCATCTACTAATTCAGAAGAATCAACAGAGTTAGCTGCCAACATTGTGGCTGTAACTGTTGCTGTATCTCCTGTAGTTACAACAGTACCAGATACATTAGGTAAGGTAATAGTACGATCAGCTGTAGGATCAGTAACTGTGAGAGTAGTTTCGTAAGCATCGTCTGTTGCACCTTCAAATACAATTGTCGTATCTTCACCCATTGTCAGGTGACCCGTCATGGTGCCACCAGTTGAATCAAGTTTATCAGCATCATACTCTAAAGCCTTCCGTAGAAGCTGAGTCTGATTATTATTTAAATCAGCTGATGTAATTGATGCACCTGGGGTGAATTCAGCTTTCGCTTTTGGTGCTACATTATCTAATTGACCTAAATCTGTTACAGGTCTTATTTCTATACTACCACTAGACAAATCAGCACCACCAATATGTATGGTTTTAGCTGATGTGTCTACTGTATATTCTCGGGGTGAGGCGGATTCATTTATAGTAGTATCAGTAAATGTTAATATTACTGCATCTAATTTTACTACAACTTCTTTTCCTTTGAATACATCAAAACTCCCTGAGTAGCTAAATGTATTCGCAACTCCCGTATTTTGGGAGTATGTTTTTGTTACTTTTTGATGTGCCATTTAGTTCTTAGGGAATTGTTCTATCTGTTTACTAGGAAAACTTAATTCTAAAATTTCAGATCTACTATCTCTAGTCCTATTAGTATGACCATCTTTTTTAGATTTTAATGCTTGAACTCTATCATATCCAGGGTGTTTAGGATCATTAATTTTTGCCCAAGCTTTAGATCTAGCTTGATTCATTAACCTATCGATAACAGTATTATGAGGATAATTATTAGGATTTAAATCTTTATTAGCTGGACTCTTAGAATCTGCTTGCATTTGTTGCATAGATATTTTGATATCTTTACGAGTAGCTATATAATCTAAAGCTTCTTCTACATTCTTAAACTTTTTAAATCCAACCGTAACTGGAACAGTACCTATAGCATTCTGAAAGTGTGCTCTAACATGAGCATCTTTAGAAAATGAATAGCCACCATAAGAATAAGTTGCAGATTTTAAATCATACCCACTTGATAATAATAGTTTTCTACCAGGTGTTCTTCTTCTAATATCCATAGAAATTGGAGATACAGCGTTAAAAGATCTACCTATTATATTCCAGTTATTAATTGGAGTGCCATTCAGTAAGTCACTTTTATTTGGAAGTTTACCTTCACCTGCTAAAAATTCAGTAGCTTGGTTTCTATTTCTAATAGAAGTCCACATATCAGAATTTAATTCCTTCATATGAGGATTTACCCATTTACCAAATTCATTTCTCATACCTGCAAGTGGTACACTATTATTCATAATATTAGCAAATACCTTTTGAGTTTCTGGACCTAAAGGTTTCTGCATAATTTGCATCATTTGATCTAAACCAGACATATAAGTTTTACCTGTTAGACCTCTACCGATAACAAACGCTACAGCTTGTAATCTTTGTTCTGCCCATTCTGGTCCCATTAATTCTATATTATCTCCTATATCAGCTATAGAAGACCATATAACATTGAATGGTTCTAGTGATCTATAATCGAATCCTACATTACCTATGTATACATGGTTAGGTTTCCATCCAGCATTGATCCATTGTTGCCTTAATGATCTATCTGCAGGACCATTACCAGTCAACTGACCTGCTGTGTACATACCAGCCATAGTCATAACAGTAGCACTACCTACAGCTTGTCTGCCGGCAAGTAAGTTCCTAGCATTCTTTAAATCATTAGCATTCTCAATACCATATCTAGCTAAATCGTCGAAATTATCTCCAGTATGCCTAAGTATAGCTAAAGATTCTTTATGTAGAGCACCTAATAATGGGGTATTTTTGAAACTAAGATTCAATCCATTAATACCTGTTCTAGCAAATAGATAGAAAGGTTTTAATAACGGAGTCTCGTTCATTAATGAATCGAGTTTTTGAGCAAATCCAGTTAATTCAGATGTAAGTGTTACTTCTTTAAATTGCTTATTAAGCCAAGAGTTCTTAGATACATCAATCTCACCAAAGCCATCTAACATATTAGCATAGTGCCTATCTTCAGCTGCCTTTAGTATTTGAGGTGTAAATTCAACAACGTCATCACCAGCTCCTTCTAATACTTCACGCATAGCTAGTTCTTTTGATCTAGCTCTAGTCATTAACCACTTAAATGTATCATCAGTAGCGGCAAGTACACGTGGAGACCAGCCTAATAGTTTGTTATTATTTAAAGTTCTAGCTATATTTGTTATATTATAAGCAGCTTTATCACCATCTGTACCTCTAGCTTCTACCCATCTACCTTGAGCTGCCCAAAGATTATCACCTTTAGTAGGTGGTTCACTATATCTAGTTCTTATATCAGCAAAATCAGCGTTGAACTTAGCATCCCAATTCTGTTTAAAGACATCAAAAGCTTCAGGTACCAATTCAAACATACCTTTGAGTTTTGCTATAGAAGCTTTTCTAGTTACTACATCATTAGTAAATGGTGCCCGTAAAACAGCTCCAGCTGCTTCGTTAATAGCGTTGAGATAAGCATTAGTAGTAGTACCAAGTATAGCTCTAAGAGGCGTTTTAGGACCACTTAGGATGCTATTTACCATAACACCTTGTAGCTCTCTAATTAATGCACCAGTCTTAACTTTACCTTGAAACTCACCACCTTTAATCTTCTGCCTCATCCAAGCATCAAAATCTTTCCAGTTATGAACATCATTTGATACTTTGAATACATCTAATACCGCTGCAGCCAGATCATCATTACCTTCTTTTCTAAGCATATTAACCATATGATTAATACCTTGCTTAATTTCAGTATCCATTGATCTAGATCTTAAAGCAACATCAGCAGTAAGTTCATCTAATTGAGCTTGAGTTAAAGTACCAGTTTTCGAGTTTTTGAGTAGCTCACGTGCTTTATCCCATGTGTATTGAGTTTTTTTAACTTGAGATAAACCAACTTTTAAGTTATCAGCTATTCTTGAAACTGGTCCATCTACTGCAAATAAGTCAGTTTTACCAACCATTTCACTAGCTGAATTAGCTGCATCTCTTAATTGTAATAATAGAGATTCATTAACAGCATCTGCTACTTCAATTTCTCTAACTGCCCATTTATTAAAGGAATCTAAATTATTATAATCACCTATCTTAAATTCTCTGTCAAGGAATTTAGAACCCCAAAATTCATCTTGACTCATAGCTCCAGCATCTCTACCCATAAGTTCTTGAATAGATTGTTGGGCACTATCAGAACTATATCTTCTAGTATACTTACCTTTTAAAGGGTTAAGCTCATCTAACTGTCTACTAAGAATATTATCCTCAACAAAATCCTTAGCAAATAAATCTAATTGCCCTGGAGATATACCACTTTTAGCAGCTCTAGCTAATTCAACTTGAGAGAATAAAGAGTCGGTACCACCTTTTACACGAAGTCCGATTCTATGCCTTATTTGATCTAAGTCATTTAAAACTTGTCGTACACCACTTCTAGCTTTAGTCCAACCTTGACCACCTAAAAAACCTCCATTCTTATAAACTCCATATCCATTAAATAGATCTGCTTGTGTTGCTCCATCAGTAGAAAAAGCATTTTTAAAAGAATCACCAGTTTTACGTGCTTGTTCTACACCAGCTTCATATATATCATTTAATTGTTGCTGACCTTTTCTGAATAAACTTTCTTCACTAATCATTTCAGAATACTTTTTAGTGGACCAATCTCTGGCACCCATTCTGAATTGATCTAAGTTTGTCTGCGCTCTTCGTACACCATTAGGTAAACCTTGTCTTAAAAAGCCTGTTTTACCAAAAATATTTCTACCTAAAAATCCTATAACTCTAGCAGATCCCCAAGCTAAACCACCTTCAAGTATAGTATTATCTATTTTCTTTGCCCAAGGGTTATTCATACCATTAGCTATAGATGGTACAACAACCTCACCTTCTGAACCTAGATTAGTATTCATCCATTCTATCGGACCTTTCTGCCTCATCATTCCAATACCGTCTTCTGTAAAGTCACGGAATAATCCAGGTGCTATAGTATCAGCAACTATCGCACCTTTTACAGTCTTAGCACTTCCTATAACTTTAGCAGCTACAGCACTTGTTTTAGCTAAAGGTGCTATGACTGCTCCAGTTCCAACAGTTCCGGCTAAAGCAGTACTCCAGAATGTAGTAGCATAAATATCTCTACTATTCTCAGTTATAGCTATAGGATTATTAACCTGCCATTCAAGTGATAAAGGATTCTTATGTTGTAAAAGATCATCATCATATTTAGAATCTTTATGCCAATTCTTCCAAACATTCCAATCTCCTTCTGCAGCACCATCAGCTATATCTCTAAAGCTTCCACCAGTTTCTGCTAATATAGCACCAATATCAAACCAAGCGCCTCCACCAGATGATTTCCAGTTTTCTTCTGCAGTAGGATCAAAGTAACCTTCTCTAACTTTAGCTGTATATAGTACCATATCTTGTCCAGCACCATACTTTTGCCATATAGCTCTAGCACGAGAACCACTATCTTTTGCTTGTAACCCTGCTAACCATTCTGCTGTAGCAATTGCATCTTCTTCTTCACTCATACCATCACCATAATTAAGGTTAGTAGTATCAAAGAAGTCAGCATAAGTCATCTTACCATCTTTATTACGATCATATCTATCTACTAACTCTTGATCTTGGCTGATCATTTCAAAAGCAAGTAACTTATTCTCTAAATTAGCACTACTTAATAACCTTATAACTTCTTTCTCTTTTTCATGTATAAATGTTTTAGTTAAAGAATTTACTTTAATTTTTTCTGCACCGTTAGGTAGATCAATAAGTCTTCGCTCTTCACCATCTGTAAGAGTTTCTATAAGAATATCTCCATTCTCATCATAGCGCCAATTGCGATTCTGTCTTGCTATACCACGATCAAATAGTTTATTACCTGTACTTTCTTGCTCCTGATCTACCTGTTGTACTTGTTGATCTTGTGGTTGACCTTCAGTTGTAGTTTGATCTACAGCTTGTGGTTGCCTATCTGAAGGTATATCTAATTCTTGAAAAGCTTGATGTCTAGGATGTTCAGTAGGTTGTTGTACTGCAGGTTGTGCAGTCTCAACTTCTGCTTCAGTTTCAGCAGGTGGTTGCCATTGAGAATCATCCTTATACTGGTTATCAAGATTCTCCATATGTTCTTCATAACCTTCTAATTCAAAAGTAGTGTCTTCATTTGAATTTGTATTACCACCTTGTATATTTAAAGTATCCATTAAACTCCCTCCAATGGTACAATTATATTATCAGGATTGTCCCAAATAGACGAATAACCTCCGCCATAAAATACACCATCTCTAAGATAATTCATTCCATATATAGTAGATAGAGGGGAAGGGAAGTTAAATGCTCGACTTGCATTTCCTCCATAAGTTAGATAGACACCATCATCATCTTCAATGTTGGCACCATTTTCATCTTTACCAGTTGTAACAGTATTTAATGTAGATCTATTGTCAGGTATTAAACCAGGATGACCTAAAGCTTTTAATTGAGCATCTATTATACCATAAGCACTTTCATCTCTACCTCTAGAGATACCTTCATAATAGCTATAAGCACGTTCATCCATATAAAGTCCTTTAGGACCAAACTTATCTATATTATTTTTGATAGTAGTAATCTGACGATGCCCATAATCACCACCTACAATACCTTGAGTAAGTATACCTCGGTTATCACGTATCTCTTCTTTAGCTAAATGGATTTGTCTAACTTTATATTGTTCTGGTTTTAATTCTTTTTCTATATTCATACCTGTTACAGTATACTTATTCTCTGCTCCAGAATTACGAATTTCAGTAATAACACCTATTTCATCTGATAGTGGTTCATTAGTTTCAGGATCTTTAACTTCCCCAGGTTTACCATATAAAGCTAAATAATGAGCATATTTTGGTCTATAATTCATCGCAATATATCTATTATATTTTTCTGCATAATCTTGTTTGGCATTCTCATTAGCTTCTATCCAAGCTAAACTCTTTTCATTGGTTTTTATACCCATGCCTGTGAAGACTGTATTAAGAGCACCTTCTATTTTATCATTTGCACCAAATTCTTTTAGTGCAGCTTTCTCTAATTTAGTAGCTTTATCTCTATATTTTGCAGCTGCTTTAGGATGGAATCTATCTAATTGGGCATTAGATATATAACCTCTTTGTGAAGCTATAAGATCTTTAATTTCTTTTTCATCTTCTCTCTGATTTCTATCACTAAGAGTTTTATAATTTTTAACAACATCAGGTACTGTTAATCCTAATTCATTAAAATCTCTTTCAACTGCAGATACATCCTTTTCAGTTAAATCTCCAGTACGTGCTCTTGCAATAAATTTATTTTCTAGATCTGTACCAGCTGCTTTAAGAAAATCATTTTCAGCATCTACTTTCTTTTTGATACCATCTTTAATCTTCCCTCTTAAAGTATTAGCTTTAGTTGGCCATTGTTGTGCAAATGTAGTACCTTTCTTAGCTCCTAATTTAGCAGCTAAAGAATCAGGCATAGCTTGGTTTAATAGATCTTCTGCATAATCTGGATTATCGCTTGCTACACCTTCTGAAACTATTTGTGATTCAAATTGTTTCCATGCTCCAGCATTACCTAATACATTTCCACTTCCATCTACAGTAGCACCATTTACAAGAAGATAACGATAAATATCATCACCAGTCTTAGCACTATTATTCCATTCTAATAAAGCTTTACCTCTAGTATTAGCAGATGATTCTACATTATATCTTTGTCTATATGTAGCTAACTGAGCATCCTTAGCTTTAGTCATAGCATCAGAAGTACCTGCTAACTTAAGCATTTCAGGAGAGAATCTATCAAGTTCAGCAGCTTCTCTTATATCATTACCGATTACTTGTATAGCAGCATCCTTAAGAACAGGATCTGTTATATTATTATCATGCAATTCTTTTGGAGTGAAAGTTACACCTGCAATAGTAATAGCTTTTGTACTATTAGCCATAGCATGTTGTAATTTAGCATCATAACTCTCATTATATAATCTTAATTTCTCTTGAGCATACCCTACTTGTTGCCAAGGAGAGAGTTTAGCAATACGATCTGCATCTGGATAAGCACTTGGACCTTGTAATCTAAGCATTTCTGCTTTAATTTCTTGGTATCTAGTATCTTGTTCCTTAACAGTTTTTAACTCTTCACTTAATTCAAAAAGTTTCTGTGCATTTTCTACACGTGCTTCTCTTGCAGCAAGTTTACCTTCATATTGCTTTTGTTTTATATCTCTTTCTTTCCAATCTTTTAAGGAATCAGAGAATCCTGACAGCTTTTCAGCTATATCTCGAGCATTTTCAATCTGTTTCCGACCTCTTAGATCAGCCATAGCTGTTCTTTGACTGGTAGATTGTTGAAGATTTCTGCGTTCAGCAGATCTCATCCGCTCAATGTTACGATCAAATGATGATGTCATAATTAACCACCGTCTCCACTTCCTATACCTGAAGCTTTGAAATCTCTAAAATCTTCAAATCCGCCTATAGCAGTACCTGCTAATCCAAGTAGTAATCCAGCAGAAGAAGGTTTAGCTTCTAATTCTGGAGCTACAGGTGTAGGACCATGTATAGGAGCAAAGCGTACTTTCTCATATATACTACGAGAATCCTGTTGAGCTTTATTCCAAGTCATTTCTTTAGAAGTTTCTCCTTCTTTCTGAGCCATCATCATCTTATGTAGTACTCCAGACTTATATTGTCCAAGTTCTCTAGCACTTTGACCTGCTAATCTAGCTGCAGTTTTACCTGTCTGAGTACCAGCATAGTCATTTTTATACATTTCAATTACAGCTTTCTCTATTTTCTGATCTCCTTCAGCAAATATTCTATCTAATTGTTGATCGGTTTGCGTCCATTGATCAATCATAGCTTGATAAACTTTATCTTGATCAATATCCGCTAAAGCCATATCATTTTTGTACTGCGCTCTGTCGAACATGACATCACGTTTGTACATTTCATTTTGTTCGTGGAAGTTACGGAGCCTTGCTCTATTTCTTCCCGCTACTGCTTGACTTTGAGCTTGATGAGACGCTATTTGTCCCATTCCACTGATTGCTGCACTAGCTATTGAAATTGGTTCGCACACGGCAAAATTCTATAAAGGTTAATTTGTTAGGACCATGTTCCAGTTCCCGTAAGAACTTAAATCCTAGAAACTTTAGAAGTTTAAGATGAGCGGTATTCCGTTTATCTACAATGTTCCAAAGGAGTTTCTCTTCTCTGCTTTCTATAAATCGTTTGGCTTCTCGGGCGAAGGTAAGAGGGTAGTCATGGATAGCATCGGTGCATAACATCCATATTTTACCACCTTTTTGTACTCCTGCCATACCAGCAGTCCTGCCGTTAGGCACTTCAAACCAAACTGAGTCTCCATTAAAAGCAGCAAGAGGAAGATAGAGAAGTGGATAATGACCGTGACCTTCAAACACTTCTCTATAGTCATCTTTACGAAGATTAGAAGCTACTTCAACAGCAGCTTCCATTGTAATTGGGTGAATGTACTTAGACACGTTGATAATATCTAGGTGAATAGTCTCCTTCCCAATTCATCGAGTGAACTGTAGCTGGAGACGGGTGATTTGATTTAATAAATACGCTTAAATTAGTATTTCTATCATATACTGGAATAGTATGCATATAACCATCAGCTATTGCTGCAGTACTTGCTGCTATATTATCCCATTCTAATGATTCAACTGTATAGGTATAATCATCTCTACCTTTACGTTTTAATGTAACATCTATAACACCTACATCTCCGAATTCAAAGTTCATTCTATGTAATACTAATGAACCTCTAGTCTCTGTACCCATTTTATCAGCTTCTGATCTAGCTAAATATACCTTAGGAAGCTCTACTTCAAATTCATATTCATATCCAATAACAACATCTGTATTTACAGAACTAGTAGATGCACCAGCTTCAGTAGAAGTCTTCCAATTACCAGGAAGTGTTATAACTTTATTAGGATTAGATCCAGATATATCAGCAGCTTTTATATCATAACTCTTACCAGCTGAATCGCTGTCTGTAGTACAGTATGCTGTAAGTGTACGTGAGCTATAATAACCAGCGCCTAATGTGAAGGTTGTAGTATCAGCTGCAGTATTATAAGTTAAAGCACTAGATGCAAAAGTTTTCTTAGTATCTAAATGTACCCTATTTTCATCAGGTGCTGTACCTATCATTGTTGTATCTGAAGACAATTTTATGTCAAATTTTTCAAGGGTATAATCAGACCCATTATTTAATATGACATAATATTTATCATCCATCATAGATTGAAATACAATATTATTAGGTAGTGTCCATCTGAACCATGCAGACTGCTTACGTTCATCTCCAGACATATACCACTTATAACCCCATACTTCATTAGTTGCTGTATGTAAGGTGCTATCTGTGGAGAATAAAAGGATTTGGTTTTCGGTAGATCCAGTTACATTAGTTATATTTTCTGGGAAAATTTTTGCGATGATTTTTGAAAGCTCTTGTACATCAGGAGCTTCTCTAGTAGACGCACCTTGCATCTCATAGAATCTAGCCTGTCTAGCAGTACTATTTAAGAAACCTATACTAGTACCTAAAGATATGGGAACAGTATCAGGATTATAAGCATAAGAAGATAAGTAAGTAACCTTAGCAGTTTCAGGTGTAAGTAAAGCTTCAGCACCAGAACTTAATAAGAATTGTTCACTAGCACTGAATAGAACTAAACCACCTGCAGCTTCTACTGCACCATGTAATTTAGTAGGGAATGTAGAGCTTGACTGTAAATCAATAGGGTCTGCATTGGAAATTGCCATAGCAGTTTTTACCCAGAAATTATAGAAGTCATTAACTCTAGATAAGATAACATTCTCCTCACTTAGTAATGCAATTCTATTTCTAAAGAACTGCATACCTTGTATAGGATATCCAACAAAGGACGGAGCAGAGTTTGTTATGTCATCACCTACATCACGCTTACCCCAGTCTGGATAATCAAACCTGAAAGCACCATTAGAATGATGTGTATTGGCTGCACCATTAATAGAGAAGTAACCTAACGTAAGAGTCTGGGCATTATTACCAGTACCTGTCAAATTAATAGCAGTACCAGCTGTTGCGTTAGATGAATTAGTTGCTAATTTAATTGTATTATTATCTACTTTAATAACATAATAAGCAGTATCATCTACCAATCCTGCTAAAGCAGTACCACCTCCATTATCATATAATAAGGTTTGTCCTGTAGACATTCCATGGTTGGATATAGTGATCTGTTCATTACTAGTATTAACAGCAGATGTAGCTATTGTATGTTGTGTACTAGGAAGCACTCTGGTTAGACTCAGAGGCATTGTAGTATCATCTAAAGTAGTTGTTATACCAGGAGCTGCTACCTCTTCCCACACGCCTTCTCCGAATCGAGCTGGATGTATTGTAACAGTTTCACCTGCACTTATTGTACCTGATGCAGAATCTGTAATAGTAAAGGTATTAGCATCAGCTACACTTTGAATAGTGTAGAAACCATCTGTTGCTGCACCACTAGTAAAATCTAAAATAACTTGACTGCCATTAGCAAGTCCGTGGTTCTCTGATGTTACAGTTACAGTATTTCCAGATCTTGCATATGTAGCAGTCTGTACGATATCAGCTGATATACCTTCCGCTTGGAAGCGAAGATAATAATCATCCATATCCTCACCACTATTAACTATACGAACAGTATATCCGTGACGACATGTACGTGGTAACTCTGCTATATTATTAGCTTCAGTTGTAGTAACACCCATTAACTGTTGCTCAGGTGTAGTTACTCCAAATGGTGTTGCTCTATATAAATGTATCCCATTACCTACAATAGTACATGTAATACCTGTACCAGATATAGCATCTAAAGTTGCTTTAATCTGACCTAATATACCACTTGCTGATACATGTTCCTCTGCACTAGAAGATGTAGCTTCAGGACGTACTCCAGCTATGTTACAACGTGATGTAACATTAACAACTTCTTTAATGGTCATAGTTGTAGTTACACCTTTAGCTGATGTATATTGATGAGTATCATCAACTTCATACCCTTCACCACCAAACTGTAACTTAACAAATGGTTGATATGAATCATGGTATGTATAACTATCATCTACTGTACCTGTAGGTTGAGGTTGACACCTAGTATCTACTTCATATCTAAGTCTTTTCTTACCATCAGCACTCATGTTAGGAGGTGATGTGCCAAACTTATCTGTACCTGTACCTATAGTTACTGTCTCTCTACCCATACCTAAGCAGTCACCATTACTGGTACCACTATAGCTTGTTGAAGAAGCTACTGTTATAGCTGTAGCACGTGTTGTAGTATAAGTGGTATTATCAGCTGGGTCATATATATCTA